AGCACATTCGTGACCAGGATGACATCTACCCGGTCTTCCGGGAACTGTTCCAGAAGCAGAGTTCTACAACCTCCAATTAGATGTTATTAATCAGCCAGTTAAGTATGTTTTTCTGGCTGATTTTGTTGCGTCCTCATCCTTGGTTTTCACATTATTTTTCATTAACTTAGCTTTTATTTTGGGGAGGTGGTTTTAAGAAATGATTATGCAAAACCTCCTTTGAGCTTTAGGGTGGCCGTCATGGGACGCGCAGGTTCGAATCTTCTCGTGCCGACCATAATTACATAAATAACCCAGCCGCTTATGGCTGGGTTTTTCCACAATTAACGTGTTAACAACCGACTCTGTAGGGGTGTTATACGATATTATGGCCGCCGAGTGACTTTTAATTAAGCAATGTTATCAGGTAAAAACCCGCCGCGGTCATGAGCAACGACCCCATCACGTGAACCAGCACAGAAGTGAGAGCCCATAAGTAATTTCCCGCCTGTAGTAATGTAAATACTTCCACCGAGAACGTTGAAAAGGTGGTCAGCCCACCGCACAGCCCGGTAACAATCAGCAATTTCCAGGCAGGATCAAGTTGTGGGTGGCGCATAAAATAAGCCATTGCGGCACCGATGATAAAAGCCCCAAGCAGGTTAACTACAAGCGTTCCTGGCGGAAGTGAAGGAAAGAAACTGTTGAACTTAACGCCAAAAAACCAGCGGATGACACACCCCACGGCTCCGCCAATCATAATTGCTGATAACTGACCCAATGCCAGACTCCCCTATAAATTCATAACCAGGAGGTATGCCGGCCCATGCCAGCATACACACTTCAGATACCATGCTGATTTCGGTCAGCCATGGCGAACAAATGCGTTTATGCCCGCATAACTGGCTTCACTTCCCAGTTGCTGCTCAATACGCATGAGTTGATTGTATTTTTCAATACGTTCACCGCGGCAGGGCGCACCCGTTTTCAGATGCCCGGCCCGCAGCGCTACCGTCATGTCGGCGATAAACGTGTCGATAGTCTCACCGCTACGGTGCGAAATAAAAGCGCCCCATCCATGTTCATGACACAGTGAAACCGCGTCGAACGTTTCGCTCAGCGTGCCAATCTGGTTGAGTTTGATGAGCGCCGCGCTGGCCAGGTTTTCTTCAATACCCCGGCGGATATAATTCACATTCGTGACGAAAAGATCGTCACCTACCAGTTCGGCGCGTCCGCCAAGCTTCTCATAAAGATGTTTCCAGCCAGCCCAGTCATCCTCGGCGAGCCCGTCTTCAAGAAGGATAATGGGGAACTGGCTCATCAATTCTCCGTAGTAGTCCGTCATTTCTTCAGAGCTCAGGGCGCTGTTTTCGGTACGAAGGTGATATTTCCCGTCACGGTAAAATTCACTGGATGCGGGATCCATACAGATACTGATATCTTCCCCCGGTCGGTAACCAGCTTTTTCGATGGCCTGAACAATGAACTCCAGCGGCTCCCGGTTCGAGGAGACAACCGGAGCAAATCCGCCTTCATCCCCCACCGCAGACGAAAGGTTCCGCGACAGAAGTATCTGACGCAACGCTTGATATACTTCACTGCCCTGACGAACAGCCTCAGTCAGCGTTGGCGCACCGTGCGGTGCTATCATAAACTCCTGAAAATCGGCTCCCTGGCCTCGGGCATGAACGCCACCGTTAATAATATTCATGCACGGAACGGGAAGAAGGCTGGCATTTAGTCCGCCGAGATAGCGGTAAAGCGGCTGCCGTGTGACCTGAGCAGCCAGTCTGGCCACTGCCAGCGAAACTCCCAGAATGGCATTGGCGCCGAGTCGACTTTTGTTTTCCGTTCCGTCCAGCTCCCGCATCAGATTATCCAGTCGCCGCTGTTCCCGTACATCACATCCCCTCACTGTGTCGCAAATTTCACTATTCACCGCGTTAACTGCGTCAAGGACACCTTTCCCGCCGAAGCGCCCGAAGTCTGCATCACGGCGCTCGGTTGCCTCTCTTGAGCCGGTACTGGCTCCGGATGGTACCGAGGCACGCGCCATCTGCCCGTCAAATGACCAGGCATCCACCTCAACCGTAGGATTACCGCGGGAGTCAAGAATTTCGCGGGCAGTGACTTTTTCGAGTAAAAAATTCATAGAAATCTCCTGTAACTCAGTCATGAATGTGTTTAATTAGAACGTCCACGTTCAGGTGGTTAACGTAGTCAGCCGAACGAGACGTCAGCGTTCCCATCAAGCGGTTCCGGTGGCCTGCAATCACCAGATCCACTCCGGTGTCGGTGACGTACTTCTGTACATCTTCAGAACACCGCATAGTGACCAGCTCACGCACTTCAACGGGCTCCACCATTGAGGACGTCAGTTCACTGAAAAGCGCCTTAGCCTGAACAACGTCTTTTGATACGGCATCATCCATCAGACTGTCCGATACATAGTTCATCTCTCGGTAATCATTGCAGATATGAGCAAGGGTGATTTTCATCTTAAGCATACTGGACAGAGTTGCAGCCAGTTCGAGAAGAAGGATACCGTCCTCCTTCCCCTGAACAAGGACAAGTGCGTGTGTGTAGATTTTCATAATTGTCTCCGGTTGTGACTGAGGAAGTGCTCCAGCCAGGGCAGAAGCTGTTTCTTCCGGCTGACCATACCCGGCACAGAGAATGACGCTGCGTTACCACTCTCCGGCCCGGCGAAATACAGTGTTGAAAAACATTCATGGATGTCCGTAACCATCAGCACGACAAGTCCGGTTCCCGTTTTCACAACCATCTCTGCCATCGCTTTCTGTAGCTCATCCATTACGGGAGTGAGCTGGTCGGGAGAACTGACCTCGAGCTGTGCGATACGCACATCCGTGCCAGCGAGCAAAAAGGCCTTAAGATCTTTATTCAGGAGCTGCCTGGCAGACTGACCGGTGAGGTCGGTTTTGGCTGCAAGTACCCCCTGCGCAAAAGATTTACGTTTTACTCCTGACAGTACGCTGAGTTCTGTGGCTGTGCGGATATCGTCTTTAGTCGTGGTGGGTGAGCGCAGGTTAACTGTGTCGCTGAGCAGCGCGCCAAGAAGCAATATGCCATGGCCGGGAAGTATCGAGCGTCGCATTTCTGCATCCATCAGCAGCCAGAGTACTGTTGCACTGCTGCCTGCCGGTTTTATCCAGACCTCTGGGGGCAGTTGCGTTACCAGCCCGCCCAGTCGGTGATGGTCGATAATCCCGATAATATTGCTCTGAAGGAGGTCAGCAGGACCCTGTGCCGGTTCAGTAAAATCGACCAGCCATACAGGTTCATCTTTCAGGGGAATATCAAGTAGGGGAGGTAGGTTGAGCCCGGCCGCTTCAAATATATAGCGTGTTTCAGAATTCGCTTCACCGGTCCTCCAGGCGCGGGCGGGACGGTCCCGCCGATTGAGCCAGTCCGCCGTTACGGCTGCGGTGCAGACCGCGTCACTGTCAGGGTTAAGGTGCCCAAAAACATTAATCACAATGTATCCCCGTTAAGGGAAGTACACAGGCCGGAAGGATTTATCGACGGCCTGACATACCTCCTGAAAATCAAGAGTCATATCAGGCGTCATCAGCCCCGGACGGGGCGGTTGGGAAAGGTGGAACGCCATCACCTTACAGACAGTATAAGCTAGAAAAACAAATCTGTCATCCGGATAAGTTCCTGCTTCAGAAGCTACTGATTTTGTATACCGATTGTCCCTGAACCACCGTCAATGACTAAGAAACTAGCTTAACGTACGATAATTTTAGATAGCCAAACTGACCCCAAAGAGACCTTGCTCGTCCGGAATGATCAAGGAGCGGACGTAAAGCCGCGCAACCAAATGTATTACGCAATGAAAGATCCGCCCCCAAATACTCGTTCACTTACCCCCAATCATTTGTTCTAAACTTACCACTAAAGCATCTATAGAATTACGTTTATGTTGGCTTAGGGCATTCTCGGGGTTCTTCTTTATACAATTTGCAACTGTATATTTCACTTTTGCTTCTACATTATTATTCCATTGCTTACCTTGAGTTAAGAATGCTTTTCTAACTCTATCGCTCCATTTTTCATTTCCTCTAAATTCTTTGCAATCTAAACTCACCCCATATTCTTCCTTGATTTTATCTTTGTACGAAGCTGGATCTAAACAGTCTTCGAACTCAGAGTTTCTTGAACCATTGCAATTAACAAAAGTGTTTGACTTGATATCAAGAAGATTTTCTTGTTCAGCAGAGGCATAAGCATTCCTACCCGCATCATCATTATCTAAAAACGTGTGATAGACGCACAGCGAGTTTTTTAAAAGGCTAAGCTTATATGTTAGATTGCCGGCTCCACCTATAGGCTCGACTATCAACATATGACCTTCAATCATTTGCCTGAGTTTATTACTTAAAATTTTAAACAATGCTGTGAGAGCAATCGCATCATCTTCGCCTTCAACAACCAGAACAAAATTAGCATTAGTGAGATTATCAGACGCTTTTATACCAAGCAGATCACGGATTTGCTTAATGCTTTTTGCAGGTGTAGCAGCACCTTTATCTATAATTATGTTTGATTTAATATCTTGTCTATCGACGAATAAAGGATTGTGTGTCGACAAGATTACTTGATTCTCCTCTCCTAATGATTTTATTACTTTTAGAAGTTGGTGGATGGCTGCTGGGTGGAGATGTGATTCGGGTTCTTCAATAGCAATAATTGAAGCACCATCTGTTCTCACACGATCCTTTAATAAGCCAAGTGCAGCTAAACTTTTTACCCCATCACCTTTAAATGCTAAACTAGTTGGGGTCCCATCATCAACAATTATCTCAAAATCTCTTCGTAATGAATTTCGTCTGGTATCGTCAGGAATCTCTATACTTACAGAGCTTATTCCAGGCAAAAATTGTTCCAAAGGTTCTTTGATACGTTCACTCAATGAATCAAGAATTGGTTGCTGCAAATCTTTTATTGTTTTAAGAGCCGTTAAATACGTTTCATCATCCTCTAGAACTCTTAATCTTTGAGATAACATTCTACCTACAACATCTATAGCCTCTTGATCAGTACGAACGGCGGGTATATAGTTAAATATTATTTTATTAGCAATAAAATTAGCTATCTGTCCTGATTTGGAATTTAGAGTTTTAGAACCTTTGCCTTTCTTCGATACTTCAATGCTTGGAATGCTATCTTTACCAATCTTAATAATTATTGGAAGAGTGCCGTTCACATTTGACTTGATTTCGTTCTTGAACTCAGTCACCTCATCATCATTTAACAGAAACTCTAACCTAATAATTGTTTGGGTTCCGGATTTTCTAGATTGTAAGTTAATAGGGAAGTCACGTTCCCAATAAAAGGTTTTCTCATCTCTGCGAGATATACTCCTTACACCGGGTCTTCCATAGCGATGTTCAAAGGCATGGCGTTGCAGAGAACTCATTGCAACATCAAGTGCTCTTAATAAATTAGACTTGCCTTCGTTATTTCTACCAATTAATATCGTAGTATCAGAGATTGATACCTTATGCGCTTTCGTTATACTTCTAAAATTTGTTACTGAAAAATTTACCAATTCCACGATATTACTCCGTGCCCAGTTAAAAGCTGATGCAACAGGATGTTCCGTCAATTAGAACCAGAAGTCCTTTGATCATTTCAGCTCTATCTTTCCTAAATTTAGGGTTCTTTGCATAATTATTATATGCAAACTATTACATAACTTAAAATATTAGCAACTGTCAATGATAATATTATACTACAACAAGTTTTAGTGGGCTCACTAATCCCTAGTCATAAAGTCACTTTTGTAAACATTCTAACCATTTGACAAACTTCCGCTCTTGGCACAAAGCGGGCTAAGACATCAGGAATTTATCGGACTCTAAGCAGATCTGAATATCTCGTCGTATATCGAGGCGACAGCATTTCTCGCTTCATTTGCCACTGTTGCTGTATGCCCTGCCCGGCAAAGTAGAGCGTTCCTTTCCCTTCTTTCGCGTTCAGATGATCCAACACCTGCATTAATCTTTCACTACCGGCCCGTGGCGCATTCTCGTCAAATAAATTGAGCTGGGCCACTCCCTGGCTAAAGAAGTCCCCAAGCATAATGCCGGCTTTCTGGTACCGTTGACCATCCTTCCAGATTTTGTCCAGGCACTTTACAGCAGCGTTGATGATATCGCGGGAATCCTGGGTGGGTGTAAGTAGCTTCATTGATGCGCTGTTGCCATAATACGGTTCGTTAAGCGCAAAGGGAGAGGTTTTCACGAATGCAGAGATAAAGCGGCAATACTGGTGTTCTCCTCTCAACTTCTCGGCTCCGCGAGCAGCATAGCTGCAAATGGCCTGCCGCATCTGCTCGTATTCGGTAATGCGTTCGCCGAATGAACGGCTGCATACGATTTCCTGCTTTGCTGGCGCAAACTCCTCCAGATCGAGGCATGGTTCGCCACGCAACTCCCGGACGGTTCGTTCCAGCACGACATTGAAGTGTTTACGGATAATCCATGTGCTTTGTTCTGAGAGGTCCAGAGCCGTTTTAATGCCCATGGCGTTAAGCTTCTTACTGATACGCCTTCCGACGCCCCATACGTCGTCTACTGGTACCAGAGCCAACAATCTGCGCTGACGGTCGATATTGGACAAATCAACCACCCCACCAGTCTGGCGCTGCCATTTCTTGGCGGCGTGATTTGCCAGCTTAGCGAGTGTTTTTGTCTGTGCAATGCCAACCCCAACCGTCAGATGTGTACGCTTCAGAACCGTTGCGCGGATCTCTTTGCCAAACTCCGTCAGGTCCCGGCAGTTGCGAACTCCTGTCAGGTCGCAAAAAGCTTCGTCGATGCTGTAAATTTCGACTCGAGGACTCATTTCCTCCAGCGTTGTCATCACCCGATTAGACATGTCAGCATAGAGTTCGTAGTTACTGCTGAAGCAAACAACCCCAGCGCGCCGGAATAGATCCTTTTGCTTGAAGAAAGGCTCCCCCATGGTAATTCCAGCAGCTTTGGCCTCGGCACTGCGCGCTATGACGCAGCCGTCATTATTTGAAAGAACAACCACCGGCCGTCCTCTCAAATCGGGCCTGAACACTGTCTCGCATGATGCGTAGAATGAATTCACATCACAGAGCGCAAACATATCAGCTGGCCGATTTAACAATGAAAGTAACTACGCCGAAAACGTCCAGCGTATCTTCGCTGCCTACCACAATCGGACTGTAAGCACCGTTCATCGGATTGAGCTGAACAGTTGGACGCAGTTGAAGACGTTTAACAGTAAATTCCCCATCCACAGCCGCAATGACAATATCTCCGTGTTCAGCAGTCCGTGAGCTATCAACCACCAGCAGATCACCGTCGCTGATCCCCGCTTCTATCATCGAATCCCCTGCGGCTTTAACGAAATACGTTGAGCTGGGATGGGAAACAAGCAACTCATTAAGATCAATGCGCTGCTCTACATAATCAGCTGCGGGGCTGGGAAAACCACACTGCACCAAATCGCTGTATAGTGGGATTGCGATAATTCCTCGCAGTTCAGTAGGCCTGATAAATTCCATTACGCATACCTCAAATACTGTTTTTATATACAGTAGTTTCGTTTCTGTCAGCGCGCAATACACCTTAGTCGTAGCGACTGTTTAAAGCTTCACCGCTTCGTTTCTAAGTTTCTATCAGGCTTCGAATTATTATTTTTGTAAATTTTCCGTCTGAAATGCCAGATGCACAAATTTAAGCCGGTTTGGATGCAGGGAATTTTTTATAAAGCGTACAGACAGCAACATCATAGATAATTGCCACCTGCTTTCTGTCCACGCCGTTTGAAATCAACCTGCCAGCCTGCGCCCATTGCGCTGGGGTTAACTTCGGACGCCTGCCACCTATGCGTCCCTTCTCCCGGGCTGCCGCCAATCCTGCCCGGGTGCGTTCCACGATTAACTCCCTCTCCATTTCGGCAAGGGCTGACATGATGTGGAATATGAAACGCCCCATTGGGCTGGAAGTGTCGATGCTGTCCGTAAGGCTTTTGAAGTGGATGCCGCGCTGCCGGAGTTCGTCCACCAGCAGTACCAGATTCCGCATGCTTCGCCCGAGGCGATCCAGCTTCCACACTACCAGCGTATCGCCCTCACTCAGCGTTCGAAGAAGCTTTTTAAGCGCTGGCCGGTTCGCTACCGTCCCGCTCATTTTTTCCTCAAAAACCTGTTCACATCCTGCGCGTTCGAGAGCTTGTCGCTGGAGATCCGTATTTTGGTCATTTGTTGACACCCTTACGTAGCCAATTTGCATGTTTTTCACCCAATATTTTCTGCAAAAAAATCAGGTGAAGTTATCGGCATGGTTGCCGCAGGGCAATCTATAAAACGTCGGTTTGGGAGAGAGCAACACAGCCAACTTTGGAAGCCTCGAAATTGGTGCCAAAAAACCCTCTACTGCAAGCTTTGTGGATTTCCATTTCCTTGGCACTAACGACTATGACGCACGCATTCTGTGCGGTGGTAATTCTAATGGCGCTATGGGGAAAGGAGACTTCACATTTTACGCAGGGAAATACGTTTTTATCGGCGATAGCTTTGAATTTCGTAACCCTATCACCTGTCAGAACAGCATCAGCGCATCCGCAAAAATTGCGACCACTGCTGATATGGAATGCAAAACTAAAATTGGTGTTTTGGCCCCAGCTGACAATCAGAATGCTCATGTTTGGTTCTATGGCACAGGTGGGGCATCCAGGGGGGTTATTTATTCCGGACAAACAGGAATTATTCAGCTCCGCCCTGACAATAATGATAACGGCGGGTCCAACGGATACGCTTTTGCATTTGGGGCTGATGGTAAGTTCACCTGCGTTACGATGAATCAGACCTCAGATGAGCGGGTTAAATTCGACAAAGAGCCCGTCAGCGCGGCTCTGGATAAGATATGTTCCCTGACGGGCTTCACGTTCGGAATTCAGCTCACAGAATCGGAGTCGGTACGCAGCGCAGGCATCATCGCCCAGGATCTGGAAAAGGTTCTGCCCGTTGCTGTAAGTTCTGGCGGAACTGGCACTACGCCAGCAGGAGAGGAAATTAACGATCTTAAAACGGTGGACTACAGTGCTATGAGCGCCCTGTATGTTGAGGCCATTAAGGAGCTGGCCGAACGGTTAAACCTCATCGAAAAAGAACTGGCTGACCTCCGCGGCTCGACAGTTGTCTAATCTTCTCCGTCACTTTACAGACTGTACTGTTCACGCCTGAAAACTGAATCAGTGGGCATATCCAGGCGAACATCGATCCAGCTGTTCGCTGGCACGTCCATCGGTTCCCCTTTCGTTTTGACGAACTCCCCGTCATCGCCTAGCAGGTATTTTCGCTTAAACAGGCGGATAGTCAGTCCTCCGTTTTCGGTTTGTTCTGCCTCAACTACACCCAGTTCCCCCATGCCGCCAGGGTCCATTGGCGGCAGTAACTGCCATCCCTCTGACGCCAGGCCTGCCGAACCTGTGAGAACATAAACGCCGACATCAAGCCGTGAAATAGTAATGCCCTCAGCCTCGGCGTTCGCCGCACCGCAGCCGCACCAGGTAAAACCATCCTCAGCAATATCTGAGCGCAGGCAGGTATCAGCGCTGGCAACGATGCGAGCAACCGGAGACGCTGCTTTCAGGGTGCCATCGCTGGCCTTCGTTGTGTTTGCTGTATGGTAAAGCTCCCGCCATGCGTTATAACTACCGTTGCTCATGGATCGAAAGAACATTCGCCCTGATGCAGAATATGACCCGGCAATCTGAAATTTATAGAGATTGTTATTCGTGCAGTTGAATGCGATGACCCCAACGTACTGGCCGTTACCAATTCCTCCAGGATTATCGACAAAATCACCATTTGAAGCATAGAAAGCAGTTTTCAAATCAACGCTATTTCCACTCATTGAGTCAGGAATTGAAGCTGCATCACCTCTGACCGAACCTATCCCAAAATCCCCAACAGAAAGCATATCGCCGGAGCTGCTATAGGCGTTTCTCGTCGCGCTACTTCCCAAACCGAGGTTTGCGCGTCCACCTTCTGCCGTTGTTGCCCCGGTCCCACCTTGGGTAAGCGGGATAGCTCCATTACTTCCTTTCTGCGCCAGTTTACCAATGCCAGGGATAGTTACGGCGGTGCCGTTGATGGTAACGGTGATATTCTGGTTTGCTGAGGTCGTGGCGAACGTCTCCCACGCGCCGATGTTCTCGTCGTACTCGTTGATCAGCTGAGACATGCTCTGCGCCAGGCCGTCGACCGAGAGACTATCAGTAACAAGAATGCCGTACTTCTGGCCGCTCAGCGCCGGAGACGCGGCGGGTGTAATCGTCAATGACGTCGCACTGTTGATGGCCGTAATCTGAAACATCTGTACCGGGTTAGAGAGAACAAACATCGTCTGGCCAACCCGAATCTGGCTGGCCGGTGCCGTCCAGTTCGTGCCGGTGCCGATGGCTGTATTTCCGTTAATGGCAATGGTGCCAGTGTTATAAAGCATATTTTCTCCAGGCAATAAAAAACCCCGCCGGAGCGGGGTTTGTTTTGAGACAGAATGAGTTATTGGCAGGTGGTGCTGGTGAATGTGTTGGCGCTCACCCAGGTCCAGTTAAAGGGATAACCGGCGCGGTACTGTGTCTGATTGTTTTGTTTACGGACTCCGTAGATCTGGACGCTGCTTTCCTGTCCGCCGACCAGGGCTGTTCCGGTGCATACGGGTTGCTGCTTCTCAATAACGCCAGCGCAACCGGAGAGCAATACCGCTACCGCCAGGCAAAGAATCATATTTTTCATAGTAGTTATATCCCAGGGCATTCATGAAGCTACACAATAACAATATGAATCAATGGGATATAATTGATTTGGTAGATCAATTATTCGAAATTGATCGTTCAAAACGATCAATCATAGTTGGCGCAGTTGATGGCCATAATCACGTTCCTCAGATTCGAATACGTAACGTTCTGAAGGTTACCGCCGGGGGTTGTCTGCGGCCTGGCGAATATCCGCGTATTGCTTCCCTCAAGTTTTGCCATGCTCTTGTATATGGCCGAGTAGGGCTGCGGTTGACCGCCAGCCGATACAACCCCGGTAATTAGTCCCAGCATGGCAGGCATGCAGGCCCACTTCCCCGCCAGAGTTGTATTGATGTTGTATCCTGAGCTGGCATCCACCCCGGCTGTACCGAGGGTGACTACATCGCTCAGTGTGCGCGTTTCGTTTGTTAAAATCAGCGTCCCTGATGCATCCCACACAGCCAGCCCGTAGTCTGGTTTTGTCTGCGGGAAAATAGAGAAAAAATAAACGTACGCTGTGCCGGTTGCGTTCGGTCTGAGAAAATCAATCGTGATGGTGTTCCCACTTATCGTCTGAGTGATTTCGACCTCAACCGTGCAATGAACGAAGGCGACAACAGGCTGACCTGCGGGGAATGTGTGCGTCACTTTGGTATTAAACCCCGATGTTCCCTGAAGTGCCGCTGTCTTTCGCGCCTGAAGAGCGATTGGCGAGCTGTTCGCGGTCACCCATACTTCCCCGCTCGTGGTCGTCAGTAAAACGCCATACTCCGCCATTTATTCCCTCTCGATCTGGAAAATGAGATAAGCCGCTGCCGCAGGCTCAGTCCCTGCTGAGTAGTCGGTATCGCCTGCTGCTGACACTGTTGCTGTTCCCCCCGAAATGGTGTTCTTCCTCCGACTCGTACCAAACTGATCACCGTTCATGACCTGAAAACAGGTTAGCCTGCAACCCGGTGGAAGCGCTACGGAGTAAGAGCCTGTTTTCTGGTTCTGGGCCAGCTGGAGATAGCCACAAACGCTGACAGGCTTAACGCCATAGTTATTTACATTGCCTGAGGCGTCCCATGTCTGAACACCATATTCCGCCATCCAGTCCTCCTGAAAAAAAAGAGGCCCCGTAAGAGGCCTCCCGTTACCATGTTCCCGTAATTCTCCCGATCTGCACCCTCAACACATTCCTGGAGTCCCGCACGCTGATTGTCTGGTTTGTCTGTTTCATGGCCCCCTCACCAGCTGTCGAACCGTAGTTCTCAAACGTACCGCCCTTATCCAGCCTCCACCCGACTGAGCCAGCGACATAGTTATTGGACTGGATGTAGTTGCCGATCTTGTTGTTGTTGATGGTGCCATCACCTATCAGCGCGTCTCTGATGAACACCTGCCCGTTCTGGATAACGAACGGAAGGGTCACCGTGGCACCGGCCTGGTGAGTAACGGCGAAGCGGTCAGCCAGGAAGATAATCTGCGACTGCATGCCGGACGGCGTATTCTCCACGCCGATCCCCATCCCTGCCGCGTAAAGCTGACCATTGCTGGATAACCCGACCTTGATGCTGTACATCGCCTTCAGGTCCCCGTTAACGTTCGCGATGGCCTGCGCGTTGGTGGTGATCGCTGAAGTATGCCCGTTGACGGTTGCCGTGATGCCGTTTATCTGCGTGGCCGTGGCCTGCTGGTAATCGGAGAACGTCTGGTTCAGGCTGTTGATGGATGCCTTATTGCCGTTCACGTCAGTCTGCAAACTCAGCAGCGAACGCGCCGTTGCCTCCTTCTCGTTGACGATCACCTCATCAATGCGGTCCAGCTGCGCGCTGTTACCGGCGACCGATGCCGACAGCGTTTTGCGCGCCGCTACCTGCGCCAGATTGCCCTGAATAATCGCGATGGCAGAGTTCTTCACTCCCCCCGTCATGCCGTCCACAGACACGCTGATATTATCGATACGCTGACCCAGTGCGGTATCGGCCGTCGCCACTGTCTGCTCAAGCTCGCTCAGAGAAGAAGACACATCTCCGACCGTGCTCGACAGGTTTGTAACGCTGGTCTGAACCTTCCCGATATCCTGGGCGTTTTTGGCGATTTCCTGCGCCTGTTGCGCCAGTTCGTCGTTGGCCTGTTTGATGTCGTCAGCCATGCCAGCAATTTTTTCATTGCTGTCTACCGCGTTCTCGATCAGGTCTTTGAACGTATCGGAGCCTTTCATGTCCTCCAGGATTGCATCTGTGATATCGGATACATCGATGCTGGCCTGTCCTCGCACCCATTCTGTGTAACCTGATTCGTTGCCGCTGCGGTCCACCAGCTGCGCGCGGTACCAGAAAATCTGCCCAGCCTTAAGGCCCATCTGCTGATATTTGCGCTGCGGGTAAGGCACATCGGCCAGCAGCATCGCATCGTCCTCGGTACCGGTCAGGCTGTACTGAATTTCCGTCTTCAGCGTGTCGTCGGTGTTCGCCGGGAATCCCCAGCTCAGCTCGATACCGAAAACCACATTATCAGAAGCGATGAAGCCGACCGGTTTCGGCGGATTCCCCACTTTACCGGTCAGCGTTTTCTCTTCCGAATAGCCCCACCCGGAAGAAATTTCTGCGGCATTGATGGCGCGTACACGTACCAGGTAGCGCCCGGCATATATCCCCGGCACGTCGAATGAGGTGGTGGAGCTGCGCGGCACGTTAACCCAGTTCCCGTCGTTGCGGCGCCATTGTGCTTCATAGGCGATAGCGTTCTGCGCCTGGTCCCAGCTCACGCGCATCGTTTCGACGCTGATATTTTGCTGCACCACAGAAAACGAGCTGATCACGATGTTCGCAGGCGGCGACTGGTTGCCCGGCGGGATCACGCTCACCGGCCGCTGGTCAATGATGGCTCCGGTATCGATTCGGGCATATTTATCCGGATCGTGCCATGCACCGGTAATGGTGAAAGTGCCATCATCGTTATCAGCGACACTCACAACACGATACTGCTGCGCGTAGAGTTCGTTTGACTCAACCACCCAGACAGCTTCGGCCTGAGGCGTCTCACTGTACGCGGTGGTGACTGTGACCGATTCCCCGTTAACCGCCTGAATGGTCCTGCTCTGTGACGCTCCGGAGGGAAGGTTGAGGATAAGGCGATCACCTGCTGCCGCATCAGCTACACGGTCAAGTTTGATAACGCGACCATTAACGGCGCTGATGCGGCCGCCCATAACCTTTCCGGAAAGCAACTCGTCTGCCACAGCGATGATATAGCCAGGCTGCGGTATGTTTCCGTCCAGCCCGACATCGAACGAAACAACGCGATCCTTGTTGTTGGTGATAATACCCCAGCGCCCCTTTCGGTTCGCTTCTGACTGTCTGGTACAGCCGATGGCTGTCATTTCCAGCTGATTGAAGCCGTACCGCGCCACCAGCGCCTGCTCGAATACGGGTTCCATCGCGTCAGCGTAGGCGTTACCGGGATCGGACCATGAAACCAGCGCTGTAGTGTAGCGGGTTTTCGTGGTGCTGCTTGAATAGGTGAAGCGACCGCCAACAACGTTAGCGCGCGTATAGCTGTAATCCACATCACGGGGCATATCGGCCAGAGCAACGATCTGATCGCCACCCCAGTACGTCATGCCACGGAATATGGCTGCAAAATCACGCAGGACTGTATAAGCGTCGTTTCGGTCCTGGATGTACACGTTGCAGATATAGCGTGGTTCTGTTCCATCGCCACCCTTACCGTCCGGCACCATCTGATCGCAATACTGGGCGACCTGATAAAGCGTCCATTTATCGATGTTAGCAGCAGTCAAACGGTGACCGAGGCCGAACCGGTCAGAAACAACCAGATCGTAAAATATCCACGCAGGGTTATCCGTCCATGCCCACTTAAATGCCCCGGTCCATGTCCCGCTGTAAGAGCGGGTTTCTGGGTCGTAAGTATCAGGAACCCGAATAACGCGGCCACGAGGCTCACAGGAGATCTGAGGTATAGAACCATTAAACTGGCTGGAGTCGAATTCGATGTACAGCAGCGCGGTGTTCGGGTATCGCAATTTCGCATCAATCACCTCAGTGAAGCTCTGTAGCGTCATCGTGTCGCCGATCTTCGCACTGTTAGCGTCAGCGGTAATTTTGCGTAGTCTGATTGTCCAGGTGCTGCCCGCCTGAGGTAAATCAATACGGTGGCTACGCTCATAACCTGAGGTCGTTTTCCCGGTCACGCTGGTATTGAGGACTGTCTGCCATGTCCCGCCGTCCGTCTGCAAGTCAATCGCATAATTAACCGAGTAACCAACCAGATCGCCATCGTCCTCCTGTTTGAAAAGCGAAGGCCATTTCAGGCGTAAACGAACCGCCGAAAGCTGTGTATTGGTGAAGGTTCGTGTCCACGCTGTAGCGCTCGTTACCTCGGTTCCCACGCTGATTTCGTTTTCGGTACCGGGAATGCCCTGAATGTACTTCTGGGCCTGCGTACCCGAGCGAAATTCCCACGTAACGCCGCTGAAGTTTTGGGAGCCGTCGGCGTTCTCCAGCGCCGTTCCGTCCAGGTAGATATCCTTCCCGGTGAGCTGTCCAGCAAACTCCCCTTCCCCAAGCGCAACGAGGATCTTTGCCTTCGCTACAGATTGCAGATCATCAGGCTGTTCGGTAGGAGTTCGGGAGCTGGAGCTCCCCCCTTTTTGTCCGGTAATTTTATTCGCCATATCGCGCCCATAAAAAAAGCCACCCGAAGGTGGCTTGTAAAAAGGTTTGTTATCTACTGCTGATCTTCGACATAAATCCCGGCGGAAATAATTGCCCCGCCGATTCGCCGGCGGCCGTAGAGGAGCGGAACCGGGTAGCCCTGTGCGGCGGTATTTGTCACCCCGCCGAACGCATACGATGCACGGTTATCTGCGCTTTGTTTACTGGCTATGCCTGATGGCTGCGGTGAAAGCAGTTGAATAACCCCACCGAGGACCAACGAGGCACCAGTGGCAGCAGCAAATCCCGTCAATCCACCAGCAGCGAAAGCAGCGCCAACACCACCAGAAACAAAGACAGCCGCGGCTATTAAAACTGCTCCTAATATGGTCTGAAAAAGACCAGCGCGCTTACTACCGATAACAACTGGCATGATCCTTACTACGTCGCCTTCACACGGAAAACCCATCTCATCGGCGGCAATATTCCTTTTTCCTTTAAATACTGCGAAAGTTAATCCACGACGCTTACTGCTGATCATGAAGCTTTCGAAACCGGGTAATGTTTTACTTAAAGCAATAGCTGCTTCACCAGTACGGGATATCAGTCGTTTATGTGTTTTACCGAAGGTCTTTCCTAATACTCCGCCGAGCTGAATTGTTGTCATTACTTCTTTCATATTCTCACCATAAAAAAACCCGCCGAAGCGGGTTAAGTATTGGTTAGATACAGTGTTCTATTACTTTTATCCGGCTGTTGATTCGATAAGCAAAAAGGCCACCTTGATGTCGAAATTCTATCTTGGTAATTCCACCTTCAGATATTAAATCAACCATCTCAAGTTGAGATTGTGTAAAAACAGTTTTGCCACCGTCATAAGGCTGAATAAAAACGCTTCCGTATTTTTGGCTTTCTTCTTGCCAGCCAACAAGTATACATTCAGATACCGCATCAATTTTTTTCCTTGATTGAAAAGTATTTGACGCTGGCTCATTCCGAAGATCCTGCATGCTCGAACATCCAGCCATGATTAACAAAGAAAGTGCCAAAAATGCTTTTTTCATATCCCTATCCCCTTTGGTTTTACAAAAGGTTAGCACAGAGATTTGTAACGTAGAATCTTCATCGTTCGTTCCTGCCAGTAACCGCCATATGGTACTCGCTGACTCAGGTGACCGTACAGGTGGTGCAGCAGCATATTGCCCTCCAGCAGAATTCCCGCGTGGTTCCACTTATCAGCCTGGACCTGCATGATCACCATATCGCCAGGTTTCGGCGGCCCGTCAAATTCACGGAAACCGCACTCGTACCAGCAATCCTGATAGAAGTTGTCCGGATAGTCGTTTTCCCACCAGGGATAATCAACCCGGTAATCGTGGAGTTCGATACCATGCGTTTGCCGGAAATAGCTCATTACCAGCCCCCAGCAGTCGAAGTGACCAAGCACAAAAGGACGCTCCAGCAGCGGCAGCTCTCCGCGCGGCTGAATGGTGCGTAAATCCCCCTCCGGCCAGCTCACGATATGCCAGGGTAAAAGCGTTGCGTCGCATTGCGCTTTATCCAGTTCGCTCGGCTGTGTAGTGGCGTCAGGGTGGCTGTGAACGATGGCGATCACCGTACCCCAGTCCTCAGCGGCTGCGTAATCTTCGGGGCAAAGGACAAAATTGTCCTCCGGCGACGCGGCAAGATTCCGGCAAGGAAAATAACGTTCAACGCGGCTTTTCTGCGCCACCACACCACAGCACTCACGAGGATATTCAGCGGCGGCATGCGCCATAATCGCATCAATGGTTTTCTGACGCATATCAGCTCCTGATCAGCGACGTACCCGGGAACCCACCAAACGAGAGTTCGTTGCTTTCACCGAACCGAAGTTTGCAGGCCGTCAGCGTGCCGTTGCATTCATCCAGTGACGGATCGCTTACCGGGTTGTTGTTTTTGTCGAAATAGCGCGTACCGGCATAGTCGCAGCCATCGCCGGTGCGGTACTTATTACGAATGCACCATGTACACAAGGAATGAAGCTGCCGCGTCGGGATCATTTGTCCCTGAAGATCCATAGGGCTGGACAGTACAAACTCGATGGTTTCGCCAGCAAGCTCGGTCGTTTTCCCGTCGATATACCAGACCTGAAGTTTCTCCTGAGTCGGATCTGCTGTAGGGTTACCGCCTGCGAAGTTTTTCGCGTCGAGATATTTTGCCTTTGTGTCGTGAATAGTGACTTTAGCCTGTAGCAAATCGTCGTACGCAAGACACAGGGCAGAAATAGAGCTTTCAATGTTCGCGACCGTCAGAGATGGCGTCGCATTGCTGCCACTGGTCGATTTCTCCAGCCCTTCCAGCTGATACGGCCAGGCGGAATATTCATTACCCTGCCACCAGATTGGTTTCGCCGGGAGCTTGGCCTCATCCCCGCCAGCGGCGACTATTTCCGCTTCGGTGTGGAGAATGTTGTAATTGTGAAACCGGAGAACGTCCGTCAGTCCAAAAGAAGAACCGTCCACCTCAATCAGGCGAACGTCGTTCCCTGATTCCAGCTTCTGATAGTCTGCGTTTAAGCTCATGGTTTAAATGCCTGGATGAATGTTGCTTCAAGGTTGAATTTCTCCGCGCCGAGCCCGGTGGGTTTATACGTTTCGCAACGATACAAACCCAAAGGTTCGAGCGGTGGCTTCCACTGAAAGGCTTTCGTCCCTTCATGCCTGTCGAGAAAAGATTTAATGGCGGAAATGTAGGTTTCGTTGCCAGTAAAGTTGAGCGTCCACTGCTGGGTTCTGGTATTCAATCCATCCCCTGAAACCTGCTCATATCCATCACCAAACTGTGCTTTCCTGACGCGGAAATTTATATCTGCCTCAGCGTTAATTCGTGGGCACCAGGTGAAAGTTTCGTCGATAGCCATCAGCGCCCCCCTTTAGCCATATTCCAGATAGCGCCTCCTGGCGCTAAATCTCTCATTATCAGTTCCCTGTAACGCTTATCTGTAAAAGCACCAACTTCCCGCGCAAATTGCTCATAGCCAGTTGTCGCCTGAGTTTGAGTGTTTCCGTTGCTATCGATGGTGATATAAACCTGTGGCGCCGAAGATACAGACTGACCACCACCAGCGCCGACCGCACGAACACCGAGTGAACCATCCGGTGCGCGGGTCAGCGGCATGATTGCCTCCGGCCCAGCCTCGCCCATGATTCCGGCCCCGCCTTTCGCGAAAGCGAACATGGTGGGGTTTCTGACGATCCCATTACTGAAAGCGCTCAGAGATGGAGAGTCATAAACGCCGCCTTTAGCGTTAAACTGGAAGCTCGAACCGTAACTGGAAACCGCAGTACCGGTGCTGGCTGATGCTCCCGCGCCGCCCCCGAAGAAGCTGCCTACGCTGCCGATGAGTGAGCCAAAAATGCCAGAACTGGAAGACCCACCCCCCATCGCGCTGACCACTGCCATTTGCAGAGCGACTTTTTCGATAATCTGTAAAACAGAGATACCCCAGGATTTCCAGCTGACCTTATTGCCTTCCAGCATTGAGGTGACATTACTAAACGCGCTGTCGAGTGTGGTTTTCACTCCATCAGAAACCGTGCCAGAAACATTGCTGATTTCATCGAACCAGTTGGCATAGCCGCGCGATACTCCAGCCATCCAGTCCGCTTCAGCTGCTGCTATAGCCTTGTATTTCTTATCCAGGTCATCGAGGGCAGCCGCGCGTTGTGCGATGGCCTCGGTGCCGCCGTCCGTTTTAGCAAAAACACGCTCGATCTGTTGCGTCTCGTCGAACCGGCTGCGCTGGCGATCACTCATGCCAGCGGTTTCGGTTGTCAGTGTCGCCTCATCCCTGAACTTTCGGGCCGCTTCAGTTAAATCCTTCAGAGCATCGGCTTGTTCGCGCTGCTTACGTACGTTTTCATCGGCTTTTTGCGTCCATTTTGCCAGCTCTGCTGATGATGCCTGGATAGCCTTGCGTTGCTCGTCGGTCCATTTAGTGCCTGCCTGATGCGATGCTGCGTATAGCTCAGACGCTTTTTCTCCTTCCGTTGCCCTGACGCGTTGCACATCGATAGCCACGCTCAGATCGGCCATTTTGCGGGCATATTGCTCAGCGGTGCTGGCTGCTGCGCGCTCGGCTTTACTCTGAGCACTTGAGGCGGCAGTAGAGGTTTTTTTTGCCTCGGCTGCTGCTGCATCCTTTTTGGCGGCCTGATCCTTGTTGTAGATGTACTGGGTATAAAGTGCTCCAGTCAGCTTCAGATCTTCCGCTTCATAAACGTGCTGCTGATGAAGTTTCTCTAATCCACTTAAGCTGGCCAGCTCATTATCGCGGCGTGAACGTTCCAGTGCTGTTTGCTGCTGAGGCGTCGCATTAGCCATTGAAACCACAGGCCCCGCATACTGCGGTGGTTTGGCGCTAGCGGTTGCTGACATTGAGCGGTTTAGCAGGTCATAGGCACCTTTCAGGATTGAGACGGCGCCAGCCTGTTCGATAGCCTTTTGCGTTGCCAGGTCGCTGGCATCGTTCACCAGCTTCTGCGTTTGCTCGACTTTTGAAGCGGCCTGTTCCCGCTGATACTCCAGCTGATTCAGCTTATCGGTAAGTTCAATGTTTTTGGCCGTGATGTCTGCCTGATCCATGAAGGTATTGATCAAGGTCAGCGTCGGATGGCGGTTATAATCCTGCTGGATTTGATCAACCGCCTTGAGGCTGTCTTTCACCTTCGCGATCTGAGAGTCGAGGTCGGCCAGGTCCTGCTTTTGCGCCTGTAAAGAGGTCCGCGCATCTGCGGCGGTCGAGCGAAGACCGAGCACAGACATCTGCTGGAGTTTGGTGTTGATCTCGTCAAGGTTGTTGGCAAAGCCGACAGCCTCACGGTGTACCTGCTGGGTATGCTGATACAGGCCATACATCGCAGCACCGGCACCGATAATAACGCCTGGCCAGCCACCGAGAATGCCCAACACTCCGCTACCCAGCCGTGACATTACCGAGGCTGTATTGGTGAGGTTGTTAACGGCAGAAGCCCTTCCAGCAAGCGCTGTGTTCAGGGATGCCTGAGCTGCGGCAAGATTACGTTCGGCAACAATCTGAGCCTCAATACTTGTCGCCGCTGCGCGCGCCTGTTGAGCGCGGTAAACCGCCTGGCGGCCAGCAGCAACGCTAACCTGAGCGCCACGGACCTGAGCCTGAGCCAGCGCAACCTCGGCGGCCGTATTAGCGATCACTGCACGGGTTGACTGACCGACGCTGCCGACCATATTGCCAAAATAGCGAGCCAGACCCACGCCAACCAGAATACCGGCTGTGTTTGCCACATCATCGATGTTATTCGCCAGACCATCCAGCACACCGGAAAGCGTTGATGATGCGCCGACAGCATCGTTCGCCCCGCCAACCCAGGCGAGAAAAGCATTTTGCACTTTCTGTGCAGAACCGCTGATTGACGCCGGAAGAGTGTCAAACTCTTTACGCAGGATCTCAACGTTTGTCAGCAGCGGGACGATCTTGTTGGTCGTCAGCTCGCCGTTGTTGGCCATATTTCGCAGGCCACCAACAGTGGTACCCAGACCATCAGCCAGCAGTTTCGCCAGGCGGCCACCGTTCTCCATGATGGAGTTAAATTCTTCGCCTCGCAAAACGCCTGAGCCAAGCGCCTGGCTAAGCTGGGTGATAACAGAGCTTGCCTCTTCGGTACTGGCGCCAGACAGCTTCAGCGAGGTTGCTACGGTTTCCGTAACTTTTGCGACGTCTGCGGAGGCATAACCGACATCACGCAGGGACTGAGCAATTCGGCTGTAAAGGTTGCTGTTTGCCTCGAGGGATGTTCCTGTGCGCTGGCTGATCTCCATCAGCACGCGCTGAGATTCCACGTAATCCTCGCTTGAGGAGGCAGCCAGGCGCAGACGCCCATTCAACTGGTTCCAGGTATCAGCAAACGCGATGAGCTGATGCGTGGCAAATGCCCCAGCCCATGCCCCGGCAAGCTCAGTCGCAGAAGAGCGCACGCTAGCAAGCTGAGAATTCAGTTCAGCCAAAGACCGCTGAGTTTGACGCGTGGCCGCTGCTGCTTTTTTCCCGCCCTGTTCCATAGTGCGGTAGTAATCCGTCCCCATACGGGACGCTCTGGCGATCTCAGACTGAAAAGAAGACGAGTTCGCAGAAATTTTGATGATTAGCTCGCGCAGCGTTGCCATATTTCACCCATAAAAAAGCCCGCAGCCGCGGGCGTCAAAGACTGGACATCCATTCTTCAAGTTCAGAGACTTCAGAGCCTTCTTCCTGCTCACCCCATTTCAGCATCACGTCAGGTATGGTGAATTTCCCGCCCTGAGAGTTCAGCATTGCAACGGAGATCTGCGCCGCCTGTGCATCGGAACGCCAGTCCCCAACAGGACTTATGCGGTCAAACTCGATCCACATTTTGAGCTCGCTGGCGGTTATGGTCTGGCGCAGCTCGTGCAGAGTGCGCCCCATCCGAAGCGCCAGTGACATCAGGAAGAAGGTCAGCGGCTGCTTTACGGCTTTCCCGCTTCTTCCTGACTCATTCCGAGGCCAAGAGCCTGAGCCAGCAGGCGCGCATGCACAGGACCATAAATTTTGGATACCAGCTCCTGATCCTCGTCACTGAATACGCGCTCGCCGTTTTCATCCAGCAGTACGTCAATAAACAGAACCACATCCGCCTCTTTGTTACGCAGGAACTTCTCCGCCTCCGTCAGCGTCGGGGCCTCTTCGCCTTCGGCGAGCTGAGGATTTACGATTTCCCGGAATTTCACCCAGGCATCGCCGGACGGTTCGCGCAGCGTTACCTTTGCGCCATCCCACTCAGGGACCGTAATACCGTCTTTTGTGCGATAGGCTTTTGATGCAGTAAGCGCCACGTCGCGTAGTGAATTCTGTGATGTTTTTTGCGCCATTTCATTTTTCTCTTGTTACATGGTCGAAGGGATAAAAAAAGCGGCCGAAGCCGCTCAGGAACCAGACGCGTAAATGCGTTTAGGTTTGCCGCGTACACGCAGAGAATAAGTCGCGCCAACAACGGATGAGGTTGCAGCAGACCATGAGCTCTGACGAACCTCCACAAGCACGTAGAAACCATTACCAGACGGGAATACCACGCGCAGCGCACGCAGTTCGTCATTTTCGTAAGCGGTCTGGAGTGCCTCCTGTGCTGCTTCATCGCCAACCCAGTTACGGGTAATGCTCATTTCAGCAGGTGCGGCGAGGCCGTTCGTTTGCTCCTGTTCAGTTGAGCAAAGCGTGGTTACGTCAATATCCCCTTTTTGACCGCCAGTGAAGGTGATCTCCTTTGTTGCACAGGCCGCTTCCAGCCAGGTAACACCAGCCCCCGGGAAACCTGAGGCATTAAAATCCTCGGCGGTTACGGGTGCGTCGGAGACGGCAAAGGTCATCCCCTTTGTAACTTCATACTTACTGGTCATGATTTCTCCAGATAAAAAAAAGACCGCCGGAGCGGTCTGTGATGGTGAATGAACTTAAACGGTCACCTGAAATTCAAGCGTGGCCCGGTGATAATGCAGATCAGGTTCATAACCAGGCGTTTTGACAATGTTCTCAGGCTTCAATGTTTGCAGGGCTTCCAGCGCCATATTCCTGATCGTACGCGCTTCAGTGATAGTGCTGGAGTAAACATCGACTTGCACCGAAACGGCTGATTCCGCCTGGCCGCAGAGAACGTCGGCGGCCGCGTCGGTAATAATCGAGAAAATTACCCAGGGCGGCGAGACTGAAGGCTTCCCGTCACTGCCGAGCGGCGCAACGTAGGGATAAACCTGCCCTCCGGCCAGCGGTGCCAGCAGAGGATAGAGATCGTCTTCCGTCATTTGCTTAACGCCTCGTCAATGGCCTGGTTCATGCGCCTGATCGCGACATCTGTCGCCTGCTCCTGGCGGACGTCAAACGCGGGACGAATGAAAGGATGTGGCGGCATGTTGGCTGTTCCCATTTCAACGAATCGCCAGTAAAAGGCGTTTCTCGGGTTATTCGCCTTCATCGTGTTATCGCTGTTGCCGGTGCGCGGGTTAACGCCACGAATATGGACGCCGGAAGAAATCTCCCCGCGGCGGCGGCTTTTTTGGGTCAACACCACCACGTTTTTTTTCAGTTTTCCGGTGCGTACCGGTGCACGTGCGATCACTTCTTCCTTAAGCACTTCCGCGCCAGCGCGCGTGGCATCACGCAGAACCTTGTTGTTTTCCGCGCTGCTCAGCGCCTCCAGGTCTTTTGCAATGTCATTCAGACCGGAAAAATCAAGGCTTGTCTCTATCATTTTTCAATCCCCAACTTGCACAATATCTCCAGGCGTTCGCCCTTTTCATCAGGGACAGGAGGGGCTATTACGTTGAGCGTTTTGCCTCTGTATGGTCCACTTTGAACCTTCAGCCTAGATGCCGCGGTTATTGTTTCTCCCGATTTCCCCCGAACCCATACCCTGACGTCAGCCTGAGCAATTTCGGCACCGGCAGCCATTAATTCTCTTCCGCTACGGCCCCTTATATCTGCGCGGATGGTTTCACCATCTTCCCATGTTTGAACTGGCTGGCCTGAATCGTCACGTATATGTACGGGGTTTTGTATCACAACAATTTGTATGAGCTTACCAGCGGATATAGCCATGAATGCCCTCAAATAATTGTAGGAAGTCGGAGGTCATGAATTAAAAACGACACAGAAAAAGGAAGCTCTCCATGAATTAAATCTTCTTTGTCAGCTAGATCAGGGTTTCGGTACAGCATGCCCACCAGACGCATCGTGGCGGCCTTCATCCGACTTAGCGCTTCGCCTTCTATTAACCTGCCTTTCTCATCAACGATCTTGTCCCGGCTTCCTTGGATAAAAGCCAGCAACACCGAACTTGCTTCCTGTATTTTTTCCTTAAGTGGGCCGTCGTCAGCATCATGATCAATGTGCAGGTGCTCCTTAATCTCAGCCAGTGTCACGAGTTCAATCACGTTTTATCCCTCCCGTCGCGGCCACGCTTGGCAGCCAGGGTCCAGCCTTTCGAACCTGCCTCACCAGGCTTGTCCTGGGTCTGCTCGTCGCAGTGCCAGAGCGAACCGCCCCATGTAACTGTGTCGCCAGGAAGATATTCCTGACCGGATTTGAATACGCCCTGATAAATCATCACAGGCACGTCAAAGGATTTGGTTTCGCTGGCGCCACTGGTGCGGCTAACCGTCAGGGTGAAGCAACGCTGCTCAGATTGCTGAATATCAATACCCGCCACGCCATCAACAAGACACTCCCAGCCTCGCATGCCATGGGTTTTCTCGTAAGCGCGCCACAGGCCGCCGTTATGCGTGACATAGCTGCCACGTGGGTAGCTTTTCCTCTCATCAATGAAAGGTAGAATCTCCAGCGACAGGGCGTCCCGGCCATTTTCTCCATCTTTACCCGGCTCTGCTGCGGGCAGTGCTGCAATCGCCTCATTAACCAACGATTTCACATCTGGCAGCTCCGGCATGGATGCGGAAACCAGCTCCTGAATCATCGGCTGGACGTCTTCAGTTGTGACACTTTTACCGTCCTTCGGTACCGGGATGGCGGCTACCGCCTCACTGACAGCTTCTTCAACTACCTGTTTAAGCATGGCGGGCTCAAAGTCTTTACCGTCCTTTGGTACAGGTATCTCTGCAACGGCATTGCTGACCAGTTCCTGTAAAACGGGGGTGATTTCGTCTACCGTGACACTTTGACCGTCCTTCGGTACCGGGATGGCGGCTACCGCCTCACTGACAGCTTCTTCAACTGCCTGTTTAAGCATGGCGGGCTCAAAGTCTTTACCATCCTTTGGTACAGGTATCTCTGCCACGGCATTGCTGACCAGTTCCTGTAAAACGGGGGTGATTTCGTCTACCGTGACACTTTTACCGTCACGCGGAGCCGGGATAGCAGCTACCGCCTCGCTGACCATAGTGGCAACATCTGGAAACTCCGGCGCTGCCTGGGCTGGTAATTTAGCAATTTCCGCTTTCACCATGCTCTCGACGTCTGGAGCGGGCGCATTACTGATTTCTTCAACCTGCTTTGCGAGCCTGGTTAGCCTCTTCTCATAGTCCTCTTGCAGCGCCTGAATACTTTTACTGAAGCTGTCACGCATTTCAGCGAGAACCTGACCAAATTCCTCGCCCAGCACCTTTATCAGGGATAGTTCGCGTTCATTCATTTTGTAAGAAATCCTCTGATCATGGCTTTGACTGCCGACTGCTCAGCATCGGTTAAAGCCTTTCCTTCATTCGTTGAGGCTGAAGGTTGGGACAAACTGCTTTTACCAAACGGATCATCCGAAGCATCACGGCGCGCCAGCGCCTCAAGGCTGAAGTTCTGCTGTTGAAGGTAAAGAGAGTCCCCTCCAGCCAGGGGAGGCAGGTTCTCACTTTTCCTCGCTTCGTTTGGTGTGAGGATAGTATTTTTCACCCCTTCCCCCAGTGATTTGATACGGCGTTCACTGTCCATACGCAGCAGCGCATTAACATCAAACTCAGTCCCCGTATCACCCTCAAGTTCAAACGCTTCATCCAGCAGCAATTCGATGGACTCAATCAGGGACTGAAGACACTGTGAGTAATACTGCTGATCCTGCGCCTCGATGTTGTCATGCGTTGGCAGTTCACCGATGCCTACCTTATAAGCAGGCACGTGAAATACTGAACAGACAATCTGCGCGGTCATGCGAAGCTGTTCGACAGTTTGCGCATCAGCAGCTGAGACCGTCCGGGGAACATATTTCGCACCATTGCTTAGAATGGCAGTTTTACCCGCATTTTCCCCGGTATAACCAGTGTCCCAGTTTTCTTTGATCTTCCTGGCGTTCTCTTCCGTAATCGAGCCCGGAACCTCGATAACACCGCTGGGTTTCCCGCCATTGCGGAAAAAGTACGCTGAGCTTTCCTGAATATGGTGACCCTGCATTGCAGCCAGACCAGCAGCATAAATCGGCGAAAGACCAATGAGGGGATGAAACAGACAGTTGAACCGATCGTGAATAACCTCTCGTGCCGGTACTGTCACAGATGATTCAATACCGGCCATGTTATCCGGATTGATCTGGTAGAAGACAGAGCCATCATCAGCTACCAGCGGCGTAACTTTGTTCCAGTCCAGCAGCCTCAGCTCAGTTATCTCACCGCGATTGTTCCGGATCTTGAGCGCAACGGTATTTCCTTCGCACAGCTTGGAATTCAGCCAGTGCTCAAAGAACTGGATGCGATTCTGAAAGGCATTTGGCTTGGAATACAGTGCGGCTATCTTTCCGGTTTTAATTTCCCTCCGAACGCCATTTGAATCCTGTTTCATCAGGCGCGGAGGCATTTTAGCAATATCACTTGCGATCAGAGATATGCAGGAAAACACAGCATAATAGGAGAGAACCGTTTTGGGCTTAATTTCCATGTTCTGCTGCCAGGCCCCGGCGTAGGGTTCGTGGACATAACTGAACATCGGCGTCCAGCCCCCGCGGTTGACAACAGGCTGCTGTAGATTTTTGACTTGCCCCTCTTTTCTTCGGAAAGGATTCCACATTAGCCGTTCTCCGCTCTACGCTTATTCTTCCTCACCCTGGTAGTTACCTCGGTGAAATATTCTGCCTTGCCAAGCAGCACCAGCACCCTTGCGCACCGATCGTCCACGGTCTTTACGTCTCCCGTAACAGAGTCATGTGTGCGTTGCAGATATCTGATTTTTGCCATGCAATATGGCGGGGTTTCCCCCGCCCTCCTTTCGCGTTAGCTTCCCTGGTTAGAGCCGTAGTTCACACCAGAAATAACCGCCACCGCTGCCGTGCGGCGACGCTTCCAGTTGATCCAGCGCTCGGCACGGATAGCCACGCTGTTCGTCTGGAACATGGAAACCAGCTCCGTTCCGGTTGGGCTGACGCTGTCGCCAGTAGGATCGCTTTCCATTTCCAGGGAGGCTTCACGTGACATATCCACTGCCACACCACCGTCGTCAGCCAGATAAATATCCGGCGCGTTCAGCAGGGTAAGATTGCTTCCGGCGAACTGCGAAACGATAGCCGGAAGCCCCTGGAATGTGCCGCCAAGCAGGGTCATTTCCGGATACATTTTCTGGCCCAGAGCATTTTTCTTCATGGACAGCGCCAACGCGTTGGTGCTGGACATGATCCACACGCCGCCAGTTGGCTGGAGGTTATTGGAGACAAACTGAGCGAATGCCGCTTCAGCATCTGCATCCGGATCGCCGGTTGATGGAACAGCCACAATACCGTTAGTAATTGAGGCCGGAGAGACGTTAGCAACTTCAGCTTTCGCCGGGTTAATGAAGTCCGTATCCAGGCGTGCAATGACCGCTTCTGCCAGCGCATTACGCACCAGTGCATCAGCTGCCGGATTAGAGAATCGGATCAGCTCATCGGTCAGCACCGCAATGGCTGCGACTTTGGCGAAGCTGAACGTGATGGACTCAAAGTCGAATTTGGTCAGCGGCTTGGCCTTACCCTGACCTACCCAGCTTGCAGATCCGCCGGAAGTTTGTGCCGGAATGCGAATGTTGAACGGGACCTGACGCAGGGCAGGAATACCACCCTGACCGAAACGACCGATAATGGTCTGCGGGCGGAGGAATTCAACAAAATCATTTGCATATTCCTGATACTCCACCAGCGCACCAGCCCATTGAGGATCGGTTGTTGTGCCAGCACCAACAGCGGCTTTCAGCACATGATGAAGTTTCGCATCATCCGGGTACTGCTTACGTGCAATTTCCAGCGCTTCAGAACGGCTGCCGTTTGCCGCCGCCAGTGCCTTGGCAAAACGGGCAAAGGCGATACCTTTCTCCAGATTTTGCTCAACGCGAATGATCCCCGGTGCGTTTGTCTTCACGGTGGTGAATTCGCCACCAGCAGCTTTAGATACCGGTTTTGCAGTCGATGCCAGATTGCTTTCCATGTCGCGCAGTCGTTTGAGGTGCGCATCAACTGATTTAATTTCTGCGGATGTGTTGTCGTAGCTCTCTTCTTCTTCAGCATCCAGGGTGCGTCCCTCTTCAGCCGCCTTTGACATCACTTCATCAAGTGATGCGGCCAGCGCTGCACGCTTCGCTTCAAAGCTCTTGATTTGTTCTGCGATATTCATCGAAATGTTTCCTTTTTTGGTTTTGGGTGCTGTAGCGCCAGCGGTTTTAGAGGTTTTCACTACCGGTTTCTCATTGCCTGACGCGGCGAGAAACTGGCGATCGAAAGATTTAACGGTCTGGATGGAGCATTCGGCATTGGCCGGAATGGTCACCGCCGAGACCTCAAGCAGGTCCCAGGACAAAAAGCGAATACCGCCTTCATCCAGGAAGGAATACTCAATTGGGCGGAACCCAATCGACAGGCCGCGTACCAGCCCCGCCTTAATCGAAGCCCACGCTTCATCAAGACGTGCGATTAACTGGGATGGCATGTCAGGGGTTGGTTTCACGAGCTTTGCTGTGATCTGCAACCCCTCTTTCACCATTTTTGGCGTGCAGGTGCCAATAGGCTGAGAGCGGTCGTGCTGCCAGAGGAACGGCGTATCGCTGCGGAATTTCGCCCCCTCCGGCTCCATAATGTCACCGTCACGATCGGGAGACGGTGTTGAGGCGATGCCGGTGATAATCCGCTCATCCTCATTTACCGACTTCACCGTCATGAGGGTGCAGGCGCGTTTAAGCGTCATTTGCTGGCCTCCAGAAATGAAAAAACCCGCATGTGCGGGCCATTAACTGACGTGTGTGTTAAACGAAAAATACCTGGTAGTCTTTTTTGACCGGTTCGGGGTTAAGAGCCATTAACGTAACGGCGTTGAATGTGGCCATAAGAGGGTCAATTTTCCCCTTCCCGCTAGCCTGTTTGGTGATGAGTATGGCGTTACCTTTCGGCTCCACACGGGCGTTGCCTACGCACCATGCCATCAGAAGCTGACCACCATGAAGCAGAACACCTTCAGCCAGCTTTCGCTCGGTAGTCTTAATGGCGCCGCCGAGTTTCCAGCCCTGGCTGACCCCGGTTACAGCCTCATCAGGAATGCCTGCCTCACTGAGCGCATCAAGAATTTGCCCGACCTCAGAAGGGTCAATCCCGATTTTGTCCAGGAGTTCGGCTTCATAAATCCGGCTGACATACTCTGCAACCTGCTCAACATCCTCGCCCACCCGCTTAACGATCGTCAGGTCACCGCCCCTCTCAAAATCCTTTAATTTTGAAATTTCGCTCTTTCGTCTTTCCAGGGCGATGGTATGCGCCCATGCATGACACCAGCATAACCATTCGCGAGTCTGGCGATCGCGCCCGATAACGGCCAGGCCAAGAAGGTCATCGAGACCACCGCCATCTATACCAACTGTGACCACCTCTGAGCGGCGCAGAATATCTTCAAAAGTGACGCGCCTTGCCTGTTGCTCCCAGAAATCTGCCCCAGCCCATCTGTCGGCGCGCAGGGCGAGACCGATTTCAACGTTGGCGTGCTTGGACATAAAACCACGGAAGTCTTCTTCCCCGGCCTCTTTCGCTTTGTTGTATTCGCGGTAAAGAAACTGCTCGTCAACGGAGTAACCCAGGTTGGGGTTAACCATCGCGAGGTTATCCAGAAGAAGATGCTCACCGCTGGCAACCATTTCCGGTGGGTGCTCAAATATCACCGGAAGAAAATGCGGGTCGTGAATTTTTCCGTCGCGAACGTCACGGGCGTACTGTAACTTTTTCTTAAACACACCAGCAGGCGGTTCGTTGGACTGCGTGGTTGTGTACATCACAAAGCCTTCCGGTCGTGATGCCATGCCACCGACTGCCTCGCGCAGCATATCTTCGGAGTTATGTTGCTTGCCAAAAAGCCACAACTCGTCAATGAGCGTGCCGACAGATTTAATCCCCGATACGGTGTTGGGGTCGGCGGCCACCACTTTCAGCGTCGTGTCCGTTCCCCTGTGGGTGATGGTCCTGATGTGTGTCTGCACCTGACAGAGGTCATCCAGATCATCATCCCGCTTTACCATATCGCGCGCCGGGTTAAAGGCGTTTGTCGCCACCTCTACAGTCGGGGCGATGATGGTGTACCCGGCAGCCTGACGCCAGTTGAGCAGCAAGGCCGTCATCATTATCCCGGCGGCCAGCGTAGACTTGGAGTTTTTTTTGGGGATCAGTACAAACACTTCTGTAATGTGTCTGCGGCCGGTTTCGGCATCATAGGAGCCGAACAGCGCGGCAACGAGATCGAAAACCCACTGTGCGCAGGACTCACCGAAAGTTGGCGATCCTGGAGCATCAACGATTTTCAGTTGCCTGAAAACGTTCAGGGCTATTTCAGCCTGCTCCGGGTAAATCGGGGCAGGAATAATAGACTGGCCTTCCTTCAGGCGCTCCGCCCAGTCAGGGCAGGCAGTTGTCCACTCCGGCATCATGTATTCCCGCGATTGTTAACCACCAGTTTCGGCGGCTGCTGAATTGCGAACTTATTGGCCGCTTTTTTGGCAGCCTCAGCTTTTGCATCCTTCTTACCGCCCTCACCTTTCTTCTGATGCATATAAGGCAGCATGGCCTTTGCAGCATCTTTCCTGGTTTCGATTTCGTAACCAACGTTGTTCATAACCGATTTCAGAAAGTCGAGAGGGTCTTCATACTCACCGGCGGACGATGCCGCAGGAGGTCGTTTTTCTTCAGGAGTGTTTACTGCTGGGGTATAAACATTCCTGCGATACGCAGGTTCGTCATCCACCTCAACTTTTTCTCGTTTTTTCCGCTCAATAAACGCGATGACCTCCGGGTCTTTAGCAAGCTGCGACCCCTTGGAACGCGCGGATTTTTCAGAATATCCCGCCTTTATTGCCGCATCCTTCTGAGACATCCCGGACATCAGCGCGAGAGCATATTTCCGCTTCTGCGCTGTTAACATGTTTACACCCTCCAGAGGGGGATTTTTTCTGCGAATGAGAGGGGGCGAGGTGTCCAGGGCGATCGATGTTTACTCTGGATGACACCCCCCCGGGGTTGGCAGGCCTCAGAGCCCTACAAACCCTGATTCCTGATCGCCATCATGCACCTTATGCTTCAGGGCTTGTTCATCAGGCTGACCCGTAGCGGCTTCACGTGCAGACTTACCTGCATGACATTCAGTGCAGAGCGTCCACAGGTTGCGCTCCGAGTTATCGCCTCCGAACTGAAGCGCGATACGGTGGTCGAGTTCACTGTCAGTCAAATCAACAACCCGATTACACATACAGCAGCGACCACTGTCACGCGCATAGATACGGCGCTTCAAACTCACCCTTGCACTTCCACTTATGCGGCGCTGCTCACCGTAGATCGGCTTGATGCGTCGCGTATCAATGGCTTTCAGGCGTGGCTTTAACGTTGTTAGCTTAGACATGCAACCTCCACGCCCGACGGCGTTCTGTTCGTGGCGCTGAGTCAGGGTGACGCTCTACAGGTTCACCATCTGCATGGTCCACCAGCGAGTAACAGGGATAAACCACAGTGCCGCCATAGGCATCACCAACGGCATAATCGGCAGGCTTGCTGCTGACCCATCGAGAAAGAACTCGTTCAATATGCTGAGAAGGTACGCTGTAACAAACGCCGTGTATCAGCCGCGGAAGTGTGATGTAGTCAGCCTGAGTTTTATCAGCAACTATCAGTCGTTCGGCTATCTGCATCTGGTACTGAGGTGGCCGGCCAGTGCCCAGGTAAAAGCTCACCAGTGAATCAGGGAAGCGGTTAAGACACTCACCCACCAGATCAGTAAAACCAGCAACAGGCATCGCGTCGTCTTCCAGCACGACTACCCGGCAAGGTTGCTCAGCAGCCCATTCAAGCGCGCGTCGGTGATTCCAGTTCGCGCCGTGGTTACCGTCATCAATCAGCAGATGAGCATCCAGCAGCGCAGCAAGACGTTGTGCATGTTCTAAGCGGGTGTGATGGCCGACCACCACAAACCTCACTTGTGTTTCCACCATGTGGCCTCCCCACCGATACCATCAGTTTTGAAAACGGTATGCACGAGAGGGCCGGTGACAAGCCTGCCAGCGAATGACTGCGCAACAATGCCGAACGCCAGCATGTCGCCCACCGCGGCGCCAGCCTGTTCTTTCTTCCAGAAACGATAACTCTCGATCCGGTAGTAAAGACGGATGATGCCGTGAGCGAACGCCATTACATCAGCGCGAGTACCACCCAGCAGCCCAGCGTTAAGCATCACATCGTTTCGGTGCGCTTCAATGAACTCCTGATAGATGCGCTCCGGATGATTTTGCTTTGCCCAGGTATCGGCGTATGTCTTTGGTTCTGAACCGACGTACACCTTCTCTGGTTCCATTTCTCCCCACGGCGCGCGAAGCATTTCGACATCAGTACCATCGGTACACCAGACGAACCGGTATTCAGGGTGCTCTCGCAGGTGCTGCCAGATGTGCAACCAGCGACGAAAGTAGACATTCATCTTCACGTCAGGAACGCGACATAGCTCAACATCCGCCGGGGCCGTCAGTAATTCATCCACCAGCGCTATACGACCACACTGGCGAAGCGAGGCCGCCCATTTGCTCAGCATGTCAGGCGAGGCCGCCATTTTAGTGCCGCGCTGCGGGTCAGGCTGACTGGTAAGCAGCGTTGTGATAACCACGTCGCGCTGCTGGCGGTATTCAACGTAACCAGTAAACCCGGCATCACGCCGTTCGTTGTGGAACTTCACGTTACGTTCCACCAGCGCCTGTCGGTCGGGACGCGGTACCGAACGCTCTACGGCTTCATGCTCATCGAGAGAATGGATTAGCTTTTCTGAACCGACCACATCACCGTAAGCCCATGTCGTCAGGCCAGCGTTATGGATACGTAGCGCGAGGTCACTGTGTTCATACATACCACGGCCGTATATCGGATCGAATCCACCTACTTTCTCAATGGCGCTGCGGTGGTAATACAGCATCACGCCGCGCTGCCCGGTGTAAGCCACGTGCTGATCGTCACGGTAAAGCTCAGAAAGGTCATTCAGCTTGTTCGTGCCAACAAGATCGAGAAACTGGTAAGCCAGGTGCGGTTCGGGTGATTCGATGTATGGAAGGTGCCAGTTATCAGCGATGGGCCAGGCGTCATCGTCCCAAAGGAAAAGATGCTCACACCCGGCATCCATCAGCGCGGTTAAACTGGCGTTCTTCGAAGCAACAATGCCGAGTGATGTTTCATGGCGAAGCAGCTGCACGCCGTCAGGTACTACTGCGACAGGTTTAGAGCCGTCGTCGATAACCACCACCAGCGCCCCGGCGGGCAGATGTTTAATGTGCTGCTCAATGGCGCGGTTTAAAACGTCTGGCCGGTTGTGGGTAGTAATGGCAATGCCAATCCGTGACGCTAAAGCGCAGGCAGGCACAAACGGGACACCATCAATAGTGACCTGCATAATTTCTCCAGTAAGGGATTATCGGCGGCGAATGATCACTTCACCTCAACTCTATTGAAAATGATTATCATTTTCGATAACGTAGTTCTGTCGGTTATGCAGTGACCGATAGTTATTCTCTCCAGTCCAACCGCCGCCTTCGGGCGGCTCTTTCGGAGCCATATGGTCGCTAAAAGCAAAAAACATTGCCGACGGATAGCCCGTTCGTTCTTCAGCACGAATGTTCCTGAATTCGTACTTCAGCCACCCACACCGAATAGAACGCCGGAATATGTTTCGGTGACATCAGAAAAAGGCTCACTGCTCATTCATCTGGTGCCTAAAGAAATTTATTAATGTGTCAGGCTCACAGCTCAAAGACTTACTTTGATGTACGCGTGCGATGCACAACAAAAAGGCCGCCTAAGCGACCTTTGATTTTTTAACGAGATCCACCGCCTCCGGGGCGGGAATCAGCAGATCGTCCACCACAGCGAGAACCATCGCTTGCGGTATCTGAGTCATGTTGACAGTTACCTGCATACGCTTGAGTTGTTGCACCCAGAGACATCAGAATAAAAAGAACAGCCAGTGCCTTTTTCATTGTGCTTACCATGTGTAGGCCATCATTTGACGGCGCGTTTATCATAGTACTTTTTCTTCATGCACGAAAACCCTCCAACGAGTGACTAAAGAATTTAATGCTCGTGTGAGCCGCTTGATAACTTGTAGCGGGATAGTGCTACTTTTTCTGCGGCTGCGATGAGTGTAAGAAAATTCTTAAAGCGTCCACTTGCGCTTGAAAGCAAAATGACACAGGTCATTATTAATATCCTCTGAGCTGGCTCCTACCAACACCAGAGGGTGTAGTACCTTAAAACGAAATAAGCCGTATAAGTTGCCCTCCAGTGGAGGGCTATTTTTTACCATTATCAAGCCCACCAGCAGGTGAGCTTTGTAATGGCTACGAATCCACCGCGTTATGCAGTGCTTCCTGACTGGCAATATGCTCGTAACGAGAAACCGTCTTTCCGTTCTGGTTCATCACGTAGGCGACCTCGCCGGGTTTCAGGAATACATTTTTGTCCATTCCCGATACCGCGATGCTCTGCTGCCCCGGATTGAACCCTACACTCAACCCGCAATGAATATCTTCACCGCCACCTGGCGACATTACTTTTACTGTTAACATGCTTCTTCTCCTGCTTCTTCTGGGAATAAAAAAGGCCGCCCATTGGCAGCCTTTTGACGTTAGAGATGTTACTTATGAGGTATGACATGGTTTACAGCAGTAGTAACACCCGTTTGATTTTGAATAATGCTTCTTAGCTTCCGTGACAGCTGGACGACATGTGTCGAAGATACCAAGGTAAATGCGATTCTCTGTCGCAGGCATAAATGCGCATCCTGTAACGTGTACCTCGTGGTCGCCGTTTGCCTGAGCATTTTTATTGACGTAATAGAACTGTCCCATTTTTAAAATCCCAGAGTGACGCTGCTTCTTGCAGCACCTGAGATGTTAATAATCTTGTAGCTTCAAAGTTACGATATATCCTTAAACTTTGAGCGAGTTCACTTTAAACACTGCTCACGCTAGTACTCAGTGAATGCCTGCTGTAATGCCTTAGCCCAACTTAGCGCGCACCAGAGCATCTTTGGCTTCAAGCAGCTTGCGTAAGCCTGCTGACTTTTCCGCGCTGTCTGGCATGGTTTCGTCCATCAGTGCCGCGAGATCACCGATTGGCTTACTCACTTCTTGTAGGTGCGCAGGTAGATGCTGATATGCAAAATACTTCATGATTGGAGATGACATTATTTACCCTCGGTTAGTAAAAAGCCCCGCTTACGCGAGGCTGGTATTGATTTGGGTAATGGCAATCAATCTTCTTTTTTGATCACCACTTCCTGCGGTCGCATCTGCTGGATCGCCCGAACGATACAATAAGGAATTACTGCCCAGGCAACTCCCATGGCGGCCCCTGCTGCTTGCTGAGGCGCGCTGACAGCGCCGAAAACCCCAACGATACCTTGAACAAAGCCAATAGCCCCGAATACAACACAAATAGCCCAGAGGATCTTCATTAACCTAACTCCTTTTATTAAAGAGCCTTTAGGATAATTCTGAATGCCGTTTAGTAAAGCTTTATTGCATGAATTGCCGGAACTTATCGCACCGTTTATAGCGACAACCATTATCAAGCCCACCAGCATGTGAGCTTTGTAATGGCTGCCACTACCCGGAGTGGCCACGCTCATGCCCTTGAGACGCTGTCGCTTCATCGCCGCTTATAACCGGTGCGTGTCTGGCGTTCGCGCTGCTTTACCGGAGCATGTTCCCTTACTTACCCTCACAACGGTCTGCTATACCTGCTCGCCATTACGCGACTCGGGGCAGCATCATGACTGCTGCATTGCCTTTCCGGCCTATCCGCTTTATTGGTTCATTGGCTTTCTCCCGGCAATAAAAAACCGCCCTGAGGCGGCTTATGCTTCTTGAAAATATTTCATGTTGAATTAGGAATTTTCGCACCAATAACAGATTTGCCCAATCCGGGATAACCTCTGGAAAATTCTATGATTCATACTGTTCATTTTTTATGCCCAGTCAATCCAAGCACAGTAAGCTTGCTTCAAAACAACATTTTGTCAGCAATAGCTCAAGGGGCAACCCGAATCAACCTACACATTTCGAGCTCTGGCGGCGACGTAACATCCGGCTTTACCGCTTACAATTTCATCAAAACACTTCCAATTCCAGTTTATTGCTTCAACATTAGCAATATAGATTCTATTGCTAATGCGATTTTCCTCGCTGGGATAAAGCGCTTTGCTAATCATGGAGCAAGATTTTTGTTGCATCCCTTTCAGTGGAACTTCGGCGGAATGCAAAGTGTCGATCACGAACGAATGCGCGAATGGGTATCTAGTTTAGATCACGACCTTGACCGCCTCGTTTCTATCTTTAACGAGGAAACTGTTTCCGCTGGACAATTCACTGACTGGCGTGAGCTGATCAGAACTTCTTCCATTCTTAATCCTGAGAGAGCTGCAACTCTCGGCCTTATTGAAGGTATTCAGGAGGCTAGCATCGTTGAACCCAATGCTACCTGGTGGATTAATTGTTGACATAAAGTAACCTTTCAGAGCCCGATTATTTTTAAGATTATAGTCGGGCTTAATCATTGCGATTGTCAAATAAATGTTCAATTAAGAATCTTTTTCTTGCAATTGACCTGCCAAGATCTGTTATGCGTCAGGATGTCTTTCTTCGTCTGGCGGTCCATAACGTCGATGTCGTGATCAGTCAGGTAGATTGGCTTTACCCAGTCACAGGCGGTATCAACCACCACCGGGACGCTTCCACGTGTCCCGCAGCTCGCGATCAACATCGTTGCCAGGCATATGGTTAACAGTCTGCTGTACATTGCTGGCCTCTTTCGTTGCTTCAACCCGGCGCTCTGCAACTGCTTCAGTGGCGGCGGCCTTCTCTTCAGTGCGTTGCTGATCGGCTTTAGCTTCCGCTTTGCTGGTGCCGCGGATATGGCCCAGGCCAAAAGCGCCTGCAATGGCGGAAATGACCAGTGCGGCCAGCCCGATTATCGTTTCGATACCCACATTCACCTCACACCAGAACTGATTTCGCCAGGTTAAACAGCGCGCGACGTTTATCCAGCCCGTTTCTGCCCCCATTGATAAGCAGTGTCACGCGTTCAACGTCGCCGGAATGAAGCAGGCAACCGCGGGAGGCATAGAACCATGCGGCTGAGCGCGCGGCGTATTCATCCTCTTCAAGCAGCTCCGGGTGAGTAACAAGGTCTAGTTTCAACGCGTGGCCACAACTGCGATAGTTGCTCAGGCCGGTAACCTGTTTTAGCCCGCGACCGCGATATTTCCATCCATCACCGGCAACCTGATTGCCCAGGTGTTCTTTTCCCCACTCTCCACCATATACCAGATTGGCGATCGCTTTCTGGTTTGCCGGTTGCGTTGCTGTTCTGCCAAGTGCGGCGGCCTGCTGTTGCGTGATTCGGTGGCTGCCGAACGTCGGCACCAGGTTTTCAGCCGCGTAATTCAGGTTTTCCACCAGCCGGGTAAATCTGGTGCTTTCATGCCCCATCTGGGCAATAAACATCGCCTGATCAAGCGGTGCGGTGATGCCGTATTCCTTCATGGCGGCGTCGATATGTGGATACCAGCGCGCAGCTAACCCGGCGCTTATACCAGCCGCCTTCTGAAATTGTGCTTTGTCCATTAGTGCCTCAGATGATCAACCAGACGTGCAACGTTGCCTTTGACGGCCACCAGCACTGAAAGGAATATGATATTGGCCGCAATGGTGGCCCATGATGAATGCGGGTAAATCCCACACAGGTACGCCAGCGGTACAGCGCTGTAAGTGACGGTAATCAGCCAGGCTAAACGCGAAATCCATGGCCGATGCCGCGAATCACCACGGCGATAAAACATCAGAGTAATCACAACTCCGGCGCAGAGCAGCGCGTTGATAGTTGCTGTTGGGTCATTTAGTACCACCTGAACCTCCCCGGCGCGTTATCAGCGCCACCAGCGAGCCGATGTCCTGCTTGTTCAGGAACGTAAGGATTTGAACGGCTAACGCAGAAGCTATTACGGCACCGATAGCATCCAGAGGCTTATCGGTGTACCCCGTCCAGGATGTGAGTTTTGAACCCAACAGCCCCGAACAAAGAATGCCGACGATATACGACACGAAGAAGTATGCCAGGCGACGTAACACACTCAGGTCAGCCGCTGTCGCTATGTAGAATACGGCGCCAGCAAATGCACCAAAAACGACACCGTAATCAGTTCCGGTCAATAGACCGTAAACACTGGCTCCAGTCAAAGCTAAACCGGCCAGCCCCGTGCCGGAAAATGGATCGGACATCGGTCCCCCTCATATTGCTGTGAATCCTCTCAGTAAATTTGAGGGGAAATAAAAAAAGGCCACCCAATGGCAGCCTTATTAGATAAGCGTTTATTAATATCGCTTCGCAGCGCTTACTGGTGTTCTTTCTGACCAATCAGGCCTCTCTCCAGCCATGATCGCACGCTGTTGCGTCGGCGTCACAGACTGGGTGATGTCAGGCATTGGTTTGTAATCAGGTTGTTTAGGTGGGCTTAAAACCAGATCAGAACTACAACCTGACAGCAGAAAAATCGCAAGTAAGGATGAATTAAACTTGAACACTCTATACCCTTCCAATGGGACGAAAGTTTGAAAATTTGTGGCGCCGGGTGCCTCCCGGTGAGAATTACTCCAGCAAACATTCCCGCGTCTGAGAAGTTTCCTTTTCAGGTAACTGCTGGAACGCCCCTCCGCATAGGGGGATTCACCACAATAAAAAAATAGCGCATAAATCAGAGTTGAGAAACTTCCTCGCTTAACGAATTGGACACTGGTCCGCCATCTAGGATTCGAACCCCGAACCACAGAGGTAGAAGCTCCGTGCTCTTTCCAGTTGAGCTAATGGCGGAAAAAAAAGACCAGCATTGGGTTGCTGGTCATGGGTCATGCAGTTGTCTCTGCGAAGTTGGTGTATCCCCACCAAGTGTTATCAGTATCGAGAGCATTATCGAATGCCAGATTAACTATAGCACCGAAGAAAAATTCACTCTGTCAAAGGCCATCAGAAATGACCTTTTGCACAGTGTTATTGACTGGATTTAAACATGGGCCAGAGTAAAGCAATTACCCCGGCTACCAGCACGCCATCAGCAAGGATGGACATCATTTTGCTGGTGAAGTCGATGGCAACCACCAGGAACATCAATACCCCGGCGGCTACCCAGCGCAATTTCCCGATCACAGGTACTGGTCCAGTGGGAGTTGCAGCGCCTGAGCAATTTTCTTGAGCTGCTTCTCTTCTTCTTCCCCGATGCCGTCGTTGTCAGCGACATCAAGGCACAGGCAAAGAACATCAACAGCATCGTTTGTACCGGCAACGTCAGCCAGTTCGCGCAGCGCCTGAGCATTAGCAGAGCGCGGCGAAGCTTCATAGCGAGCACGAATATTGCTACTCATCTGTGCGATCTCACCAGCGAACGGTGCGAAAGCAGGCAATGCTGAAATGGTTTTTTCCAGAGTGGCGATTTCTTTCGCGTCGCATGTGCCGTCGGCATACGCAATGGAGTAAGCACCCCACACCGTCGCTTCAACCGCGTCGCGGTTTTCCATTTTCTTAACTTCGACAACAGCTTTACGTGCTTTCTTTTTGAAGATACCGAACATAGTGACTTTCCTTTTAGCGGGTGAGCCAGCGCTCAGGAATGATCAGCCCACAGAGACAGTCACACCGACCGTTCCCTATGGCTCACCCCTGAAAGGCTCTGTGGTTGAATTGCGCCGAGCGTGGCGCGGATATGAAAAAGGCTGCCAAATGGCAGCCTCAGTCTTGTATGAAATGTAGGTACGTAATAGCGCTGAAGAAAATCTGATTCTCAAAGAGAAAACGATCTTTATCAATGCCTTACAAGATGATTAAATATTGTTCTCCTCTATCACTATCTCGATAAGGGTTACAATGTCTGACAAGGATAATCCGGGTAAATTAATCTGGCACGTTTCCTGTGATGAGTCAGGAACCGGCGGACAACGATTCTATGGGTTTGGAAGCCTATGGATGAAATACCAACGTCGTGGTGACTTCGTACAGATTATCCGGGAACTTCGTGAAAAACATAACTGTTCAGATGAGCTTAAATGGCAAAAGGCTCATTCTAAACAAAACGCTGCATTCTATGATGATGTCATTGAAGCTTTTTTTAAATATCAGTGGCTTGCCTTTCACTGCATAATTATTCAGAAAGCGCATGTAAACAAAGAGTTCCACGATGGTGATTATGATTTAGCAATGCGTAAACACTTCACTGAGTTACTGACAAAGAAAATCATCCGTGTGATTCGCAAATTCCCAGATAGAGAATGTGAGTTCCGTATTGATGTTGACCCAATTGCATCTAGGTACGATAAAGCTGACGAGGCTTTTCATAAGATTGCAAACAACATTATCAAAAATGCAACAGGGAAAGAAGAAGCCATAAAGGCTGTAATCACCAAGGATTCAAAAGAATCGGCTCAAATACAGATCTGCGACTTTCTACTTGGTGCTGTAATGAGTGCCTACCAAGACAAAGCCTCTAACCCACGAAAAATTGCAGTCGCAAATAAAATCGCAAGTTACTTAGGTTGGGATGGTTTCCACTATGACACCTGGGGCTCCGAGCGTAAGTTTAATATCTGGTACTTTTATGATCCTACAAAGGGGCCGCGTGAACTTAAAACAAGAAAGGTAATACTCAAGTACCCATTACCAGAATAAAACAGGCGACCTCCCAGCCGCCACGGTTCGGGTTGACGCGCAAACACGCGGTTTACGAACTGGCGGACTTTTTCAGGGCCGCCCCTGATTTCAAGACAAAAAAAACCCGCAGCAGTGGCGGGTTTATGTCTTATTGCTCAGTTCGCTTTAACGTCCCGAGCCTAACACAATTTAAGCACTTTCTTGCTCACTCTGCAACTTAAATCTGTCGCCATTTGTGCCGAACGCGTCACAAAGTGGTGCGTACAGGATCGATTCTGCAAGACTAATCCATGTATCAATGCGACGGCGGCATGTGATAAAGGTCCAGTCGGGGTGTTTTGAATTAAGCTCTTTAGCCATCTGGAGTTTGCTTTTACGCAGACGATGACGATCAACAATCACGCCATACAACCCACGGTATTCTTCGTTCATCAATACAGTAGCAATAACGCCGTCTATCTTCAGCCCCTCTTCGTCAGAGCAGAACGCCAGGCCAGTTTTGTTTTTACTGTCGAGAATTTCACGCAGGTATGCTTCCAGCTCTGGTTTGGTGATGCCGGATTTCTTCATGCGGCGTAGCGCATCGTTAATAGCGGATTTGGTTATTTTCCCGGAAGCCAGCAACTGGTTGAACATGTTTCCGCCCGAACCACCACCGATATAAGACCAGCGACCCCACATGCGGAGCTTTCCCTGCACCCAGATACTTTCTAGAGTGCGAAGGCGAACCAACTCGCCGGATTTACCTACTTCTGAAGGATTGATCATTTGCGTCTCCACTTACGCCAGTACGCCGATTGCCAGCGCACGATCTAAAAACCGAAACAGCAGCGTTAACTGGTCGCCGTATTTCGCTTCAAATGCCACGGGATCAGCGTGTAACTCGTCGTGATGCGCTCTGCACAGCGGTATCACAAACAGGTCATGCGCCTTAGTACCCATTCCACCCTGCCCGTGGCCTATCAGGTGGTGGGGGTCATCTGCCGGGTTATTGCAGCAACTGCACTGCTGCGACTTCACCCAGCGGGTGTATTTCTCGTTTTCCCAGCGTCGGCGCTTTGGCCTCAGCATGAAAGATTCCGGCGTTTCAGGATCGACCTTCACCGCCACTATCTTTTTTGCCTTCTCCTGAAAGATTTGCGTAGCCGGTAATGACGGGACAATGTCGCTTTCCCTCATCACTGAACTGTGCTGTTCTGGCTTGATTCTGAGTGCTTTACTCGCCACCGATTCAGGAACAAGGTCAGCCAGATCATTACGTACCATCCACCAGCAGAACTCAGGAAGCGAAAGAGTGTGGTCAGCGCTGAAACCTAAATCAATATTTACCCTTTCCAGAAGCCATTTTACCAGGTTCTGCATGGCAATTCCTGCCAGTCTTTCAGTGGTTTGCTCACGTAAATGGTTATCACATGACCAACAAACACGAATGCTCCCCGGAGCGTGGCGCATAATCGTAAAGTCACTGGCATGCCAGTCAGTGTGAGGCCACTGACATTCAAATTTTCTCTCCAGCCAGGCATCAAGGCTACTCAATCCACCGGCTCGCTGAATGACCCTCTCGTTAACGAAAATAGCCTGCATGTTGGCATCGTCAGTCAGGGGCTGGTGGGCTTCAGGGATTAATCCAGATGGCAGATGCTGGATGGCTTCGGATGGTGGCTCAATAACTACCCTTCCCTGACGGAATAGCCAGAGCAGTTCTGTACCAGGGCGGAACAGAACCACCCCGGACATCGGCGCAATTTCAGGCGTCAGTATGGCTCTCACCTAATTCCCCCCATTGTTGGTTGATGCCTGGTTATCGATATTTCTACCTTTCCGCCATGCACTTTCGGCCCCCACTCCACCAGCATTCTCTGCACCTGGCTGTCATCCTCCCAAATGCCAGCGTGCGTGAGAGCATCAAACAGGGCCTTGTTGTAATTGTCGATATCTCGGCGGCGTGCATCTGGCGGAAAGAGAATGATCTCCACCGCAGCTGGTGATGATGATGGTTTTGGTAAGCAACGCAGTTGCTCAATGATCGCTGCACATGCCGCGCTCTGGTATGCCCTGCCTTTCTCGCTGATAAGATGGCGGCCTTTTAACGGCCCCTTGTTTGGGGCGCGCCAGTATGTGTTTACGCTCGGTGGGAACGGGAGCACCAGTTTCATAAACTCACTCCCTGTTTTTTCAGCCAATCAACAGCGTTATCTCTAGCCTTATCTCCACCGGATAGCAGGTCTTTGATGATCGTTACTGGATCTGCATCCCATTCCGTTTTGACGACGCTAATGCCCCTGGCAGCGCCAGGAGCAACAGTGATGTAACCTTTTTTCTTAAGTGACTTCACGTGCGCTACAGCAGCG